CAAGAGCTATACGAGCGGCTGGAAAGCGTCATCCATGATTACGATGGTGAAATCAGTTTATGCGAGGCGATTGGTACACTCGAATTACTGAAGCAGTCACTGATTGAAGGCGCGAAAGAGTCCTCAGCCTGAAATGACAATTAAGTGAGATGAATATGGCGACTGAACCAAAAGCTGGTCGCCCCTCTGATTATATGCCGGAGGTGGCTGACGATATCTGCTCGTTGCTTTCTTCTGGCGAAAGTTTGCTGAAAGTATGTAAGCGTCCTGGTATGCCGGATAAGTCCACTGTTTTCCGCTGGTTGGCAAAGCATGAGGATTTTCGCGACAAGTACGCGAAGGCAACTGAGGCACGAGCTGATTCTATTTTCGAAGAGATATTCGAAATTGCTGACAATGCGAATCCAGATGCTGCTGAGGTGGCAAAGGCAAGACTTCGCGTTGATACCCGCAAATGGGCGCTGGCCCGAATGAATCCCCGTAAGTATGGCGACAAGGTAACTAATGAGCTTGTCGGTAAGGACGGCGGCGCAATTCAGATTGAAACATCACCGATGAGCACTCTATTCGGAAAATGACCTCGATTAATCCTATCTTTGAACCGTTCATTGAGGCGCATCGCTACAAAGTTGCCAAAGGCGGTCGAGGTAGCGGTAAGTCATGGGCAATTGCGAGGCTGCTTGTTGAAGCGGCGCGCCGGCAGCCTGTGCGCATACTCTGCGCTCGTGAACTGCAAAACAGTATCAGCGATTCGGTAATCCGGTTGCTTGAAGATACCATCGAGCGTGAAGGGTATTCGGCTGAGTTTGAAATTCAGCGTTCCATGATTCGTCATCTCGGAACGAATGCTGAGTTCATGTTCTACGGCATCAAAAACAACCCGACGAAGATTAAATCGCTCGAAGGCATTGATATCTGCTGGGTGGAGGAAGCGGAAGCGGTAACGAAGGAATCATGGGATATCCTGATTCCAACCATCCGTAAGCCGTTCTCTGAAATATGGGTGAGCTTTAACCCGAAGAACATCCTCGACGATACCTATCAGCGATTCGTCGTAAATCCTCCTGATGATATTTGTCTGCTGACGGTGAACTATACCGACAACCCGCACTTTCCTGAAGTTCTCCGTCTGGAGATGGAAGAGTGCAAACGCAGAAATCCGACACTGTATCGTCACATCTGGCTGGGTGAGCCGGTAAGCGCAAGTGATATGGCAATCATCAAACGTGAATGGCTTGAAGCTGCAACCGATGCGCACAAGAAACTCGGATGGAAAGCGAAAGGCGCTGTTGTTTCTGCACATGACCCGTCAGATACAGGGCCAGATGCTAAAGGTTACGCATCGCGCCACGGTTCGGTAGTTAAGCGCATTGCCGAAGGTCTGCTGATGGACATCAACGATGGTGCTGACTGGGCTACTTCGCTGGCGATTGAAGACGGCGCTGACCACTACCTGTGGGATGGTGATGGTGTTGGTGCCGGGCTACGCAGACAGACAACGGAAGCGTTCTCCGGCAAGAAAATCACCGCCACGATGTTCAAGGGCAGCGAATCGCCATTCGATGAAGATGCTCCGTATCAGGCCGGAGCATGGGCTGATGAAGTCGTACAGGGCGACAACGTTCGCACTATTGGCGATGTATTCCGCAATAAGCGAGCGCAATTCTATTACGCGCTGGCTGACAGGCTGTATCTGACATATCGGGCGGTTGCCCACGGTGAGTATGCAGACCCCGACGACATGCTGAGTTTCGACAAAGAAGCGATAGGCGAGAAGATGCTGGAGAAGCTGTTTGCAGAACTGACGCAGATTCAGCGCAAATTCAATAACAACGGGAAGCTGGAGCTTATGACTAAGGTCGAAATGAAGCAAAAGCTCGGGATCCCATCTCCTAACCTGGCTGATGCGTTGATGATGTGTATGCATTGCCCGGAGTCGGCTGCGCAAACCGACTATTCCAGTTACTCAATTCCTTGTGGTGTAGGTTGATATGGCAGAAAAAAAGATGACTGACTGGCATCGCAAGGTGCTGTGCAACTTTGATAATGCCTGGTCAGCAACGCAGGATATGCGTGAGCAGATTATAGAAGCTCAACGCTTCGTCAGGGTGTCCGGCGCACAGTGGGAAGGCAGCACAAATGCTGGTTACTCATTTGATGAAGGCAGGTTCGAGCATTATCCGCGCTTTGAACTGAATAAGATTGCCCGTGAATGTGATCGCATCATTGGCGAGTATCGACAGAATCGCATCAGCGTTAAATTCAGGCCGAAGGACGATAAGGCATCGGAAGCGTTAGCCGAAAAGATGAACGGCAAATTCCGCGCTGACTATCAGGAAACATCCGGTGGCGAAGCGTGTGATAACGCATTTGATGATGCTGTAACGGGCGGATTCGGTTGTTTCCGCATGTGTGCCGATTACGAAGATGAAATGGATCCGAGTAACGAGCAGCGACGCATCAGCCTTCTTCCTGTTTACGACCCAGCGACATGCGTCTTCTTCGATCAGGACAGCAAACAATATGACCGCTCTGATGCTATGTGGGCTATGGAAATGTTCTCCATGACGCCCAAAGCGTTCGAGGCTGAATACCCTGATTCCATCGCGGCAAGTCTTTCTCGTGATGACACTGGCACTCAATATGACTGGTCAACGCCCGATGCTATCTATGTTGGACGCTACTACGAAGTACGCATAGAGAAGGTGAAGCTCACGGCGTGGCGCAACCCTGTTAGCGGAGAAACGGCAATCTATGATGAAGAGCAAATCAAAGATGTTGTCGACGAGCTAACCGATGGCGCATTCGAACTGATTGGTGAGCGAACGGTGAAGAAACGCCGCGTTTATTGCGGCCTTCTGTCTGGCGCTGAATGGCTGGAAGAACCGAAGCGTATTCCGGGCGAACATATTCCTCTCATCCCGGTATATGGGCGTCGCTCATTTGTTGATAATCAGGAGCGAATCGAAGGCCATGCAGCAAAAGCGATGGATGCACAGCGTCTTGAGAACCTGATGGTTTCCATGATTGCAGATAACGCTACTCAGGCTGGCGGTGATGGCATTCCTATCGTGGATGTTGATTTCATTCCCGGTCCATTAATGAATCACTGGGCAGAGAGGAATAAGAAAAGACCTGCAGTTCTCCCCATGACCAGCAAGAAGGACAAAAACGGAACGGTCATTTCAGAGGCTCAGGTTGCTGGCTGGACACCTCCGACACAAATGCCTCCTGCTCTTGCCGGGCTATTGCAGTACACCGGAACGGCTATTCAGCAAATTACAGGCGCGTCGCAGCTTGAGAACATGCCGAGCAACGTCGCTACCGATACCGTTGATAGTATCTTTAACCGGATGGATACGCAGTCCTATATCTACATGGACAACATGGCTAAATCCATGCGTCGCGCTGGCGTTGTGTGGCTTTCTATGGCGCGTGAGGTCTATGGCAGTGATACGCCGATGCGTATCGTGAATGAGGATGGCAGCGATGACGTGGCGCTGATGACTGGTGAAGTGGTTGACCGTCAGACAGGGCAGGTTATCGCGCTTAACGACCTTTCGCAGGGTAACTATGAAGTGACTGTCGATGTCGGTCAGTCGTTCGCTACTCGCCGTGATGCAACGGTTAAGTCGTTACTTTCCATGCTGGCACTTATCCCACCAGGAACGCCGAAGCACGACCTTGTATCGTCGATGATTCTCGACAATATGGACGGCGAAGGGATGGACGACCTTAAAGAATACAACCGCAATCAGTTGCTTCTGTCTGGAGTTATCAAGCCGAGAACACCAGAAGAACAGCAGATGGTTGAGCAGGCGAAACAACAACAGGCCAGTCAGCCAGATCCGGCTATGGTTGCTGCGCAAGGTCAGCTTCTTGCTGGTCAGGCTGAATTGCAGAAAGCGCAGAACGAACAAGCAGCCATTCAGGTTAAAGCATTCCAGGCACAGACGGATGCTCAGGTTGCTGCGGCAAATGTTGTGAAAATCCTCGCATCTGCCGATAGCCAGCAAAAATCTGATATCCGTGAGGCGCTGAAACTGCTCGGACAGTTCCAGCAACAGCAAGGAGATAATGCCCGTGCTGATGCAGAGCTTGTCCTGAAAAGTCAGGCACAGGGCCATGCGCAGCGCATGGACATCAGCAGCATCCTGCAAAAATCAACTCAGCAACAACCACAGCAGTAACTAACCCATAACGTGCAATGGCTGTCTTTATGAGGCCTGGCACCCTATTGCCTTCCGATGGGCTGAACATCGAGTAAACAGGGGTAACAAATGGACCAGATGGCAGAAAACACACCAGAAGTTGAAATCGAAACCGACGCGTCAGAGCAGATTCCTGATGATGTCGAACTGGCTGAAGAAGTCGAAACAGAAGATGGCAGTGAGTCCTCCGGCAATGATGCAGAGGAAGCTACTGAAACTGATGACGACGAATCAGAACAGGAATTCTACTTTGGTGACGAAAAGCTGGATTCGCCAACCAGCGAAGATGGCGCTGAGCATGGACTGGTAAAACACCTGCGTAAGACGATTAAAGAGAAAGACCGCGAGCTGAAAGAGCTGATGCGTCAGTCTCAGAAACCCGTCGAGCAGCAGCCGGTAATCACTCAACCACCGCGAATGCCAAAACTGGATGATGAGGACATCGGTTTCGATGAAGAAATCTACCAGCAACGCATGGCTAAGTGGGCAGAGGATAACGGCAAGTACCAGCAACAGGAGATGGCTCGCAAGCAGAAGGAGCAGGAGCTTCAGGCTGCTTATCAAGAGCGATTATCCAAATATCAGCAACGTGTTAAGGCTCTCAAGGTTCCTGGCTATCAGGAAGCAGAACAGGCCGTACTCGAGGAAATCCCCATCGAGACACAAAACGCGATCCTGTTTGAGTCAGAGAAGCCGGAAATCGTTGTTCTGGCGCTTGGTCGCAACGCTGAACTGCGCAAGCAACTGGCAGAAGCTACCAACCCCGTAGCAATTGGTCGTCTGCTGGAACGTATCGAATCGAAGGCCAGAATCATGCCAAAAGCAAAAACCACGGCAGCCACAACCCCGACAGTTAAGGGGAGCAACGGCGCAGTAATCAATAACCTCGACAAACTGAAAGCCAAGGCGCTGGAAACTGGTGACTGGACGCCGTATTTCGCCGCTAAAAAGGCAAAAAAATAACCTATCGGAGCATTAAGAATGACTAACCAATTAGCAAAAGACCTTGAAATCATGTTTGAAAACTACGTTGAAGGCTTTGAGGCCGCCTGCGTAGTTTCCCGTAACGCTAAAAAATTCCGTCCCGGTGATACAGCAATGCAGCGAGCAGGTGATGTTCTGTATCGTCCGCAGCATTACCACATGAACATTGAGGAAGGCCTAGACCTCAGCGGCAAAACGCCAACAGCACTGGTTCAGCGCCTTGTTCCTTCTGTGTTCAAGGAGCCGAAAAACATTCTGTACACTCTGGATGCGCGTGAAATGCGTGACCCGGAACATAAAACTGAAGCTGGTCGCGCCGCAGGTATGCGCCTTGCTGCACAGATTGACTCTGACCTGATTTCCATGGTCACGCAGCGTGCTACTAACGTGATCACAATGGCTGACTCAACCACTGGTTCACAGGGCCGTGATTTGTGGAACTGTGCGGCAGGTATTGATGCAACCATGACGGCGATTGGTGTACCACAGGGTATCAACCGCCGCTCTTTCTGGAACCCCTTCAACTATAAAGACCTTGCTGGCGAGCTTGGTCACCGTGCTTATGCTCATGGCGCAACCCTGACAGCATACGAAAAAGCGCAGATCCCTCCGGTTGCGTCCTTCGATAGCTACAAGACCGATATTTCCGGTCGTGTTCCGAAGGGTGCAGCAACTTCCATTACGCTGGCAGCAGCACCTGCGCACAAGGTTGAAGCGAAAGATGCTAACGATATGCCAGTGGATAACCGACAGGGGACCATTACGGTATCTGCTGAAGGTTTGCAGGTTGGCGATGCGTTTACCATCGCAGGGGTGAATTCCGTACACCAGATCACCAAAGATACCACCGGGCAGCCGCAGGTATTCCGCGTTCTGGCAGTAAGCGGAACGACAGTAACTATCTCCCCGAAAATTCTGCCGCCTGACAACGCGGATGTCGCCAGCCGACCATATGCAAACGTTGATGCTAACGCGGCAAATAGCGCAGCAATCACCATTCTCAACAAGAATGCCGCACCGGCTAACCTGTTCTGGGCTGATGGTTCTGTTGAACTGATGTACGGCAAACTGGCGTTCCCGACCGGTCAGGGTCCACAGGTAATGACAGCAACCACCGAGCAGGGCGCTACGCTGATCATGTCTTATGCCTTCGACCACATCAAAGGCGTAACCACTGCTCGTTTCACCACTCTGTACGGTTGCTCTGTACTTGTTCCTGAATATACGGGCATCGTTATTGCCGGGCAGTAATTTTGGTGGGGCTTCGGCCCCATTTTTATTGGGAGAAGACAATGGCACGAACAATGCTCTATAAGCCTGGCAACATGATCACCTGTGGTCAGTTTGCTGTCGATTACATCATTGTTGATGACGAAGAAGTTAAATCTCACCTGAAAAAAGGCTGGGTAAAAACTCCTGAAGAAACCGCAACGAAGCAAAAAGTGGCTAAGGCGGAAGAAGATGGCGAAAACGAAGGGTGATCTCGTTCTAAAGGCTTTACGAAAAGCCGGGCTGTATTCCAATGCCACGTTGACAGATGTTGACCCTCAGGCAATTGAAGATGCCATTAATGACCTCGAAGACATGATGGCAGCATGGCAGGCGAAAGGTATCGAGCTTGGGTATCAGTTTGCTGATACAGAAAACGGCATCATGCCGTTACCTGACGATGATTCAGGTATCCCTGCATGGGCAAATGATGGCGTCGCTTTGAAACTCGCTGTGCAAGTGTGCATGGATAACGTCATTCAGCCGTCAGACGCTCTCCTTACCGCTGCTGACAGTGCATATCAAACAATCTGTATCGCTTTAACCAAAATACCACCACTTGAGCGGCGAAATGACATGCCTCGCGGTAGTGGTAACAAAAGCGCGTTTACGTGGAATCGGTTTTACATCGAGAAAGATGATCCGAGTACGTGAGGTGAATAAATGCCGATTCAGCAACTTCCGCTTATGAAAGGTGTCGGCAAAGACTTTCGAAACGCCGACTATATCGACTATCTGCCAGTGAATATGCTGGCTACACCCAAAGAAATCCTCAACAGCAGCGGGTATCTTCGCTCATTCCCGGGCATTGCCAAACGCTCTGATGTGAACGGTGTATCTCGCGGCGTTGAGTACAACATGGCGCAGAATGCTGTTTATCGCGTATGTGGTGGCAAGCTGTATAAGGGCGAAAGTGAAGTCGGTGACGTCGCCGGAAGTGGTCGCGTATCAATGGCGCATGGTCGAACATCTCAGGCGGTAGGCGTTAATGGTCAACTGGTCGAGTATCGCTATGATGGCACGGTTAAAACCGTCTCAAACTGGCCTACAGACAGCGGATTCACACAGTACGAGTTAGGCTCAGTCCGCGACATTACGCGCTTACGTGGCCGTTATGCGTGGTCAAAAGACGGCACCGATTCATGGTTTATCACTGACCTTGGAGACGAATCTCATCCTGACCGATACAGCGCACAATATCGGGCAGAATCACAGCCTGACGGCATCATCGGCATCGGAACATGGCGAGACTTCATCGTCTGCTTTGGCTCATCGACGATTGAATATTTCTCCCTGACGGGGGCAACCACCGTTGGTGCCGCTTTGTATGTCGCACAGCCATCGCTGATGGTGCAGAAAGGTATTGCCGGGACTTACTGCAAAACACCATTCGCTGATTCTTATGCGTTCATCAGCAATCCGGCAACAGGTGCGCCGTCTGTATACATCATCGGCTCCGGTCAGGTATCACCAATCGCCAGCGCGAGCATTGAGAAAATCCTCCGCTCCTACACTGCTGATGAACTGGCTGATGGCGTGATGGAGTCTCTGCGATTTGATGCGCATGAGCTGCTGATTATCCATCTTCCGCGCCATGTTCTGGTGTACGACGCATCTTCAAGCGCCAATGGTCCGCAATGGTGTGTACTGAAAACAGGCCTGTATGACGATGTGTACCGCGCTATCGACTTCATTTACGAAGGCAATCAGATAACGTGCGGCGATAAGCTGGAATCCGTGACCGGGAAACTGCAATTCGATATCAGCAGCCAGTATGACAAGCAGCAGGAACACCTGCTGTTTACTCCACTCTTCAAAGCAGATAACGCCAGATGCTTTGATCTGGAGGTGGAATCATCGACGGGTGTTGCTCAGTACGCTGACCGCCTTTTTCTCTCTGCAACCACTGACGGCATAAATTACGGTCGTGAGCAGATGATTGAGCAGAATGAACCGTTCGTTTACGACAAACGCGTTTTGTGGAAGCGAGTAGGGCGCATCAGGAAAAATGTCGGCTTCAAATTGCGCGTTATCACGAAGTCACCTGTCACTCTGTCTGGCTGCCAGATAAGGATTGAGTAATGGCGGATTCGAATCTCAATGTGCCGGTAATCATCCAGGCTACGCGGCTCGACACATCAGTCCTTCCACGCAATATCTTCTCGCAGTCATATCTGCTGTACGTTATCGCACAGGGTACTGATGTTGGTAACGTGGCGAACAAGGCCAACGAAGCAGGGAAGGGAGCTTATGATGCACAGGTGAAGAATGATGAGCAGGATGTCACCCTTGCAGACCATGAATCCAGAATTGCTGCTGCTGAAGCAACTCTCGTCAATCATGAACATAGAATCGCAGCAGCGGAAAGCACTCTTGCAGATCATGAAACAAGGATTACGGCTGCCGAAACAGAGCTGGCTGATCACGAGACGCGAATTGCTGCCAATGAATCTGAGTTAGCAGACCATGATGCGCGCATAACTCAGAATACAACCGATATCGACGCACTTGATACCAGGCTCACAGCGGCAGAGGGAAGTATTTCGACGCTACAAAGCACAGTTGGTGATCACTCAACAAGAATATCTGCGCTTGAGTATGCCACCACGCGCAAGAAATCAGAGGTTGTTTACTCAGGAGTATCTGTAACCATCCCGACAGCGCCGACCAACCTTGTTAGCATGCTGAAAACGCTCACGCCGTCATCCGGAACGTTGGCACCATTCTTCGACACCGTTAACAACAAGATGGTTGTGTTCAACGAGAACAAAACCTTGTTCTTCAAGCTGTCGATTGTCGGGACGTGGCCCAGCGGAACCGCCAACAGGTCAATGCAGCTAACATTCTCCGGTTCTGTTCCTGATACGCTGGTCAGCAGTCGTAATGCGGCGACAACAACCGACAACATCCTGTTAGCTACGTTCTTCAGTGTGGATAAAGACGGCTTTCTTGCCACAAATGGCAGTACGTTAACCATTCAGTCGAATGGTGCGGCGTTTACTGCCACAACCATCAAGATAATCGCGGAGCAGTGATGATTCAGTTCAAACCAACGCGAAACATCGACCTGATCGAAGCAGTCGGAAATCACCCTGACATTATCGCCGGGAGCAACAACGGTGATGGATACGACTACAAGCCTGAATGCCGTTACTTTGAGGTGAACGTGCACGGTCAGTTTGGCGGCATTGTTTACTATCAGGAGATTCAGCCGCTGACATTAGATTGCCACGCCATGTACCTGCCAGAGATTCGCGGCTTCAGCAAGGAAATCGGGCTGGCGTTCTGGCGATACATTCTGACTAACACCACCGTTCAGTGCGTAACATCGTTCGCTGCACGCAAATTCCGACACGGTCAGATGTACTGCGCAATGATTGGCCTTAAGCGTGTAGGAACCATCAAGAAATACTTTAAAGGCGTGGATGACGTGACTTTTTACAGCGCCACACGCGAAGAACTAATCGACTTCC